TAGGAAAACCGATTCCGATATTACCATTAGCATAGACGCGAATACGTTCATTGGCATCAGCAGCACCACCAGTATAGACACTAGCAAAGCCAGTCGCATTAGACGCAACCAGACTAATACCTTGAGCACCATCACTTACTACAGATACGCTGTTTTTACGAGCAGCACCATTATCCACAAACGCATTATTGTATGCGTTGAATGTACCATTGACCAATGAACCACCAGCGCCATAAGCAAGATGTAGCGTGAGTGCATTTGTGCTGGTATTACTTGAGTTTTTAAAGTTGGCTATATCGTTTGTATATACTCCATTTTTAACTACCGATAACGCCCCATCAGGTGAATCAGTACCGATACCAACAAGATCACCAGTGATTTTAAAATTGGTTACTGTACCATCAGTAACCATAAAATTATTCCTACCAGTAACGATACCATAAAACGTCGCTATGGGATTCGTGATACCGGATGTTTTGAATGGAAATTTATAAATTTTTGGTGGAGTTGTACGACTCTGCGCACCGAACAATAATTCATCACCACTAATAGCCAAGCTATTATCTGGTACTTGTATTACGTTCGAAAAATCAATATTTGACAAAGTGTTCCCCTTGTTTTATGTGTTTATTTTATAGGTATTATTTAGCAATACCGAACTAAAAGCTTTCGAGCCTGATATATGAGCATTATCACGTATAGCATTGAACCAATCTTCATATGATTTATTCGACTCTATAGCATAGCTGTGTATCTGATAGTAGTAATTATCCTGAAGTCTTTGATCGCTTGATAGTAGACCAGAAGAACCAGAAAATCTTCTAGGGAATATACCCATTTTACCCAGAATCAAATCTATCTTTGTTACCGAAGCATCAGGCTTTTGAAATAGACCAGATATAGATAACGTAGTTACCATATTTCCTGTAATGCCGCTATTAGTCCACACTATGTTATTAGCACCCCATGCGAATACCAATTCGCCACCAGTCGTATATCCTACACCAAAATCATCAATAGCAACCTGCGTAATTCCACCATTAACAAGATTAGTTCTTGCTACAGAAATCTTTGCACCATCACCAGTTCCGTAGATTGCGCCTATATCACCAACATCATAGCCATAGCTACCAGATTGAATGATAGTATCAACCACCATCGTATAAAGCTGTGCAGTGATCGTCTGACCATTTATTACGCTTCTAATCGTTTGTGCTGCATCCACGTCGATATACGTGTAATCGACATCTTTTACTTTCAGAGACAATTCGTACACATAATACTGACCTATAGTGAATGATTGCACCGATTCACAAAATGCGGTCTTGATCACAGAACCATCAGCAGCTAAAAAATCAAATGCATGACCAGTGATAAGAAGCGGGTCTCCGGTCAATTTCGATACTCGTATAACTATCTTTTTGAGCCAGTTGCCATCAGATGCGCGTAGAATTTTTTCACTAGGGTATATCATCGAAATCTTGATTCCGTATACCATTTGAAAAAACATTTTGAATGCTTGTTCCGAACCCTTTGCTAGATAAAAATCTTTGATGTGTTTTATCAAAAGGCGTTTATCAACCAGTGCGATATCAGGAAAAAATTCAGCATATTGTTTCTTAAAAAAAGGAACAAAATCAGTCAACGTCCTATCGATATCATCATAGCCTTGTTGATTGATCAGTATGTCAATTGGTTGTCCTGTTTGTTCGAGATACTGGTAATACACTTCCAGAAAACGAACGAACTTTGGATATTGTTCTGTTACGTATTCTGATAGCTGTGATGGTAGCAATGTAGAAATTTTAGTAGTCATATTATGTAGGTATAATGTCGATGAATACGCCGTTTTTCAGGTTCACTGTTGTGTCGATATGGCTGTCATCAATCAAGATGATATTGTTGCGATAAGTAGCGATATCGAATGTATTTTCTTGTACTGATGCCGTGACGCGAATATCACCTATACCATTAGGCAGAGAATTGATAATCATAGGGTCAACAGCCACCAAACCAGACATATAGTCAATCGTTCCTACATTATCGTTATACACAATACCAGAGCTACTATCGATCAATCTCAGTGTGCCGATAGATGCCGGATTGATTGATGTGTCTGTAGTGTAATCGGACAAACTAACCAAACGCAAAGCCCCAGATATATACACATAAAAACGTGTCGATTCTAATCTGTTTTGTTGTAGTGGTGTATTGAAATTTATATCGTAATTACTGTTCACATTAAAGTTCGGAGAGAATCGTTTTTGTAATTTCAATACAGCGTAAGTAGAAGTGATAGCAGCACTACTACTTTTTATATAATTCAGAAAAGGTTCGTACAAAAAGTCATTATTGAACTTACCTAATTCACTAGTCTGGAAATTTGAAATCGCAGTTCTCACTACCTGCTCCATATCACCAATACCAAGATTATTAATGTTCTTGTCGTACTTCGCAGTCACATGAAGATTAGTGTAAATGTAGTCTGGGTCAACAAATACAGGAGTAATGATTGAAACTTTTTTTGGCTTCAGTCTGTTCAATAGAATGTCGTTCTTCAATGTATCAGACAGGTATAAACCACCTACAGGTTTAGCAGATATAAAAACCCTACCATAACTAGGCGGCACGTTGTCCTCACCACCCCATACAGACACGGATTCGATGCTCGATATTCCTGAAATCTCTGCATAGAAATCATTTGTCGTAACAAGACGATTTTGGGCTATGTATGATTTCGGTGCTGTGAATTTTATCGAAGCAATAGACTGTCTATCGGAACCACCAGAAGCACCGTTTAGATTGGTTGGCGATAGAGTAGTGATACTGGTACCAGAACCGAATATTGATTGATCTAATACAAAATTTTTCAGACCGTTTGCTGACACCCCATTAGTCACCAAGTAATCAACAGTGATGACGTTTCCGACAGAAAGTTTTTTACCAAGAATACCATCACCGAATTGTAATTGGTACTTGCCTTTATAGTTTTCCTCTACAAAGAAAATGTTAGATTCGCCATCGATATTCACCAGCGTATTATATTCCGTGAATATCGTTGTGGTCATATCACTTAGTGAGTTTTGAACACGAACACTGATCGTATTAATATCAACATCGCTGTTTGGAATTTCATAAATGAAAGATGTTTCCGAACCAACGACAAAGTTATAAGACAACGAAACGCCTTCATGTATTTCTACATCGTTGAAATAGTAGTTATTGCCTATCTTGGTAGCCGTGTATGCTTCGGTATTCACAAAGGTGAATGTTTGTGGGTTTTCTGAATCAGTAGACGAAGCTGTGAATTTACTATACTTTGGTAAAGTTACTGTCGTCGGTAATCCAGCTATGTTATTCACATTCACATTCACCAATGCAAATGCTGATGTGATGGATGATGTGTTGTATCCCAAATCTTTAGCTGCTGAAACTACCGCTGCTCTAGTTACAGCACTATCCAAGAATTTTTCTGCAAAACCCATGTTTGCATAGAATCCAAGATAATGAGCGACATAGGCTAGGTTATTGATAAGTGCAGTTAGACCACTACCTTCAAAGTTGTAATCGCTAAACTCTTGTTGTGATTTGAAATGGTCTATAAGATTTTGTTTGATAGTATCAAAATCTAGCTCAGTGATTCTACCTATATTGTAATTTGTCATGTCTGTTCCGTTTAACGAAGGCGATTCAATAATACGCTGAATACGATAGGATTAGGATTATTGACTATCGTGAATTCTATTTCTAAATTCAATCTGTGTTGGTCTGATTGTGTTGTTACTGTTATTCTTCTTAATTGAACACGCGGTTCGAAATTTTCGATCAGCTTTGCTACAAGACGCTGTATGATGTTGCCCATGTCTGGGGTGAAATTATTGAACAGCATCGACTTTATTTGTGATGATATTTCTGGATGGAATGGAGAATCGTAAACATTCATCATAATTAGATTTTTTAATGAACGTTTGATAGCTGTCTCGTCATACACTTTGTTGATGTCGCCAGAAATGGGGTTCTTGATGAAATTCAAGTCCAGATCAGTAAAGGTGCGCGTTTTCTTTGTCATGTTGGTATATCCTCTATTTGACATATATTTAGGAACATGGTATAATCGAGGCACATATTAGTTAAGAAAGGAAATACCATGACAATTTTTATTAATGCTGGTGGTTACAAATATCACATAGAAGGTGGATATATACCAACAACAGACAGTTACCATATTGCTTTTAAAACACAATATGATCATTCGCGTGACCCAGAACACAAAATAAACCGTTTGAGTTTTAATGTCGATAACGATGAATTCGATTTGCTCATAGCAGAATTGATTAAAATGAGACAATCCGCTAAATAGTATCTTTGCAGAGATATTAGAAAGAAATAGATGTATTCTTTTAAGCAATTTATTAATGAACGGTCGGAAGACATAGGCGAGACGTTTCATGGGGTGCATTATTCTACGGTGCCGAATCTTTATGCATTATCTGGCTCTAAGTCTGGTACAGGCATAAAAGGTGCGGAACAAGATCGAGTGAAGCAGTCTGTTGATGAAAGATTGCGCAAGCGTGTATACTTCTATCCTAAACCCGCATCGGGTGGATTACCACAACCAGAAGCAGGCTTAGGAAGGCATGTGTATGAAGCAAAGATTCCAAAAATGCTTAATGCTAATGCTGACACAGAAGAAAACAAGCAAGTGAGTCTGACAGCACAAAAGTTTCGCAGAGAAGGCGAAGAATCGAGCAATGCTTTTGAACGTGCTGTATTACATCATGGCTATCATGGATACCATACTCCACAAATGGGTGTTGTGTTAGGAAGACACGTTGATGTGGAGTATAAGGGAATACATGACAATAAAAATTTTGTCAAACCACAAGCTGATACTTCGGTAAGACAAAAATCGATGTTTGATGCCATTCCTAACGAACAAGGTGAACATAGTAGTTCGATGATGTCAAACCCACAAACGATGTTCTATCTGAAAAATAAAGATTCGTTGAGTTCGGCAGCACCTAGTCTGAAAATGCAATATGGTCGGCTTTCTGTTCACAAAGATCATATTGACGCTCTAAAAAATAAACTATCGGAGCTAGGCGATAATCCTTTTTGAAAATAACCATTGACACAAAAATCCCGATATGAGATAATTCTTACATCGGGATTTTTTTATAGGGATATATATCATGACATACGAATCTAGCAATATGACAGACGACGAATTTTACCGCTTAAATGGCACTTTGTCTCCAGAACGCATCGAGCGTCTTCTTGATCTGACAATACATATTGATGGTTCTAATCCATCAAATTATATTGAAGAAGCAACGGCAACTTTTCCAAAAGAAGACTTCTTGGAAGCAGTTCTGAAAAAACTTAATCGTATAGCAAAGAATGTACGCGGTGATAATCGCACAGATATCAATGATGTAATAGAAACATTGGAACAATTAGCTACCGATACATATAATACTTCTGAATATGGTCGTTCTGAACTTGACAATGCATTAGCAGTCATCAATAAAATCTTTGGGTAAACCATGAGAGAAAAAATAAAACAATTCGACAAAAAACAAGCGTGTTTGTTCGGACACATGGTTGGTGATATTATCGGTGCTGGGTTTGAGTTCAAAACACCAAACCAGATAAAAAAAAGTGTAGTGCTGAATCCAAAGACGAACGAAGCCCACACATACGTAAATTATGCTGGTTTATATACCGATGATTTTAGCCAGACTTTGTGCCTGAATACATGTATCAAGGACAGCATACTAGATTTCGACCAAGAAATGTTGGCTTGGAACAATGGCAAATATTGGGCTACTGGTGAGTTGTTTGATATCGGTAATCAAACATCACATGCTCTTTTGTATTATAGTAAAAATGGTAAATACCGCAAGAGCAGCGAACGCGAAAGTGGTAATGGTGGATTGATGCGAGTAGCACCATTAGCTTTTATTGATGGAAATATTCTTCATAACGTAAAAGCGTATTCGAGTATTACACACAACAATTCTATGTGTTTTGATTCTGGTGTATTTTATATCAGACTATTAAAAAATGTAGTCGATTTTCGTGATAAAGAAAGTTCATTCATTGATGTCTGGAATACTACTTGTGATGAAGGAGTAGTGCCGCCAGATAGCCATATACATAAATTAGGCTCTGGATATGTTGTTGACACCATCAACACAATAAAACACGTCATGGATAAGGCTACAAGCTATCAGGACGCGATTGTGCTGGCGATTCAGTATGGTGGTGACACTGACACTAATGCTGCTGTCGTAGGCTCTGTAGCGGCTTTGTGGTTCGGTCTTGATTCTATCCCTGACGAATGGCTAGAATACATCCAACCATCATTACAAAACGAATACGCTAAGAAATTATTTAACCTCTGAGGAACAATTTTATAAAAACTGTGATTTGTATAGATAACTCAGGCGTAGAGAATTACCTGACTATAGGAAAGGTTTATGATGATTACGCGGAAATAAGTTAGACAGTGTTCCGTCAAGGGTGTTGTATCTAATGGATGTTATTTGTACAAAAAAGCTAGTATTGCTAATAGTGCCGCATTATGTCCACACATAAATAAATATTTTATCTGGGCAAAGGAGTGATTATGACTATAGAACACAAATCAAAATGGGGCGAAATTGATCTCGTATTACATAGAACTGAAAGGTCGGAAAAGTCTATTAGTTGTAGTGGATGTTACCTATACGAAAATAATTTACCAATATCAACTTGCCTCAAAGTGAATAAAGAGTCGACGGCATTTGATATTGATGCCTGTACAAAAAGTAGCGGAATATCCTTAATCTGGGTTAAGCCAGAAGCATAATGAAAATACCCATTACAATTTATCGTCGTAATGGGTATTTGTTTTTATTCGTCGTGTGGTACTATGGTCGCATGATGAATATGATATCGTTTATCATATTCATCATCATCATAAACATCATGATCTGGATGAATCTTTATTTTGATATTTCTTGGTAAAATAAATTCATGTTCGTTTGGATGTTCCGATAATTGACCATCAGGCTCTACATCTGGATGTCTGCCCACATACATTCCTTTCTGACCTTTTTTCAAATCGAAATGTATGATGTGGTGGTGTGTATAACCTTCACCATCCGTATGATGAGTAGTATCATCAGCAAAACTTCTAGCTATATTTTTATCTATACTGGTAGAAGTAAATGCTGGTAGAAATAAATGACCATCTTCGTCTGCTTCTTCTTCTGGATTGAACTTTACACCAGAATAGGTATGCAAACCACTACCAAGAGAATATTTATCAAGGGCTTCATCCAAGTGATATTTCTTCTTAGGGTCGGCAGTACCATTCACATGTTCTTGGAATAATCTCTTGTTGATTCCGGTGCTATCCTGAGTATATCTCCTTATGGCTACGTGGTGTGGAT